GTTTCCCAGTCACGATCCCAACTTTTCTTTCTCGAAAAAAGATTCGAGAAAGAAAAAGGGATCTAAAAAAAGCTGCTGTGGAATATAAAGGAGGTTCGTGCAGTGTTTGCGGATACTGTTCTTGTCTAGCCGCCTTAGAGTTTCATCATAGAGACCCTAAAAGCAAGGATTTTAACATCTGTCAATCTAATGCTGCCAGTCTTACTGAAGATATTAAATCCGAGCTAGATAAATGTCAGTTAGTTTGCAGTAACTGCCATAGGGAGATTCACGCAGGTTTAATTAAGGTTCTACCATTAAACTAACGGACCAAAAAAGCTGCACTAGGATTTGAACCTAGCTCTCTAATTTACAAAATTAGGGTTTTACCTAATAAACTATGCAGCCAAAATAACCTTTACCCTCGAAATAGTTTGAAAAAGAGGGCTAATGGCGAAGGTTAACGCCAACTCAACTAACGACAAAACAATCGGCATTTAGCACGATTCAACGAACACTTTGCTCGTTTCACAGTACACTTAACTCGTTGAACGTTGTTTTTAACTGAACGTTTTGCCCGCTGTAGGGGGCAATAACGCTTAGTTTGGCAACATTGGTATGTAACTTGTGTAGTCAATGGGGTAGTAACTTGTGCAGCCACTGGAACCTCTAGGTTACTAGAGAGAACCGAAACAGCATCTGCTGGTACTTCTGTAACACAGTCTTGTCCCAAAACGCTACTACAAATACACAAACCCAATACAAAACTCAAAATAAACTTCATCTAAACTCTCCTAAATTAACTGATTAGTCTTCTAAAACGATAATTGACTCTTCTTCAAGTGTCTCTTCATCTACAGCAACTGGCTCAACTGGCGGAGTATCGCTAGGCAATTCTGCTGATGTAGTGTCATCGATAACAACTACTGGAACTTCTTCCACTGGAACCTCACAAGCAGGTTCACGATTTAGAAGCAAAACTGCTCCTACCAAAATCGCTACAATACTTACTGCTAATTGTACATTCTTCTTCGACATAAACTTCTTCTTTCTTAAAAAATGTTGTGGCGATTATTCGCCGTGATTTGTAAAGTAGAGTAGGTGGGTTGCACCCTCACCTACTCTGGCCTTTCTTAAAGGTTTTTACTAAATAAGTTGGTAGAGCATTTCTCTGGCGGACTTATTTAGAGTTGCGGGGGTGGGATTCGAACCCACGACCTTCAGGATATGAACCTGCTGAGATACCGACTTCTCCACCCCGCAATAAATAGCCCTGTTGCAAACACAAAAGCCTAAACTGTCGTGCCGCCTTGATCATGTTCTCAGGTATTAACCGAGGGCATCGGATTTCCCAAGTCAGCCATAATCTGCCGTACCTACCTCCCCTGATTAATGGCTATTCGTAGTGCCAAACAATGTTCAGGATCACACCGGGTAGGTCTGCCGCGTTGCCCCTAAGGGCTAGGTGTCGTCGGCTGCTTCCTTCTAAATTGTAAAAATGTTTGTACAACCTTGGTAGTCGAACTGTTTACCACGTTAGCGTTTAAGGTCTTAATATACAAACTGTTTAAAACGTCTTCACAAAGTCAAGTCACTGGGTTTTACTTGAGTTTACCCCATCACCTCGACTAATCAGGTACTTTATCCACTTTTCTTGTCTCAATACAGTACTGAGCTTCATATTTTCCCATCGAGCGACTACCTTACAGATTTTGGTTTGTTGTTTTTCAGCCAACATTCTTGATAGTATCCATACCACCAACTTTTTCTCTCTGACTCCCAGTGATCCAGAACCTCAATAAACGGGATATCCCATTTCACTGCGTATTTCATTACTAGGCCGATAGACTTCTTGAAAGTATCCCTGAAGTCTTCTTTAGTTCTTCCCGGACACAAATTACGTCTAATGGACCACTGCCTGTCTTGAACATCTTTGATATAAGCCTTTTTAAGGGATTTGTACCCCTTACTTGCTGATATCTTTTTCCAATCTAGGTTTGTTTCTTGTTCTATCATGTCCTTTGTCCTTAAAATTTTAGACTAAGATTTTCACTTAGATCTGAACACTCCACGTGCCCCGTGTTGATTACACCACCTAAAACATACCTCAAATAAAATCAACAATGTGGTTGTTGTCCACAGATCATTCAAAGTATCAATCTCGTACACATTTATTATAGCGTCATTTCTGAAAATGTGTACCTTAAAATGTTCTTACTAGTCTATTTTGTTAGGAATAGTTTTAACGTCTTTGAAATGAAACTCTCTACAACCACAACTTGGGCGATTTTCATCGTCAATGTGGATAATATATTCTTCTGGCTTCGCATTTAGTTCGGGTTTTTTGCCACAGCAGGGTGAGTAGCCGCTAGATGAACTAAAGAAAGACTTACATTCTGGGCAAATATTGATCATGTCTAATCCTAACGTTAGCGACAAGCGTGTATCTCTGCTTTTGGGTGTCTGATACAGGCATCCAAATATCATTTCAACCAAGGTAGGAATGAGTCATAACTTCCCCAGCCGTTTTCCGGATTCAATAATTCGAATCTTTCTGGTGAATCTTCCATTAACTTAATCCCAGATTTAAGCGGCTCAATTAAATCGCCAGCAACTTTAACATGATCTAATTCATCAGGTCTCCAAACATATTCATAGATTCCCGCTCCTCTAGCACTTTTGCCGCAATTATGTGTGTAGTTCGCTGAAAACAACTCTACCTCATAGGGATCTTCTCCACCAGTGTCTATTTTCATAAATAAGGTTACGTCTAGGCTCATTATGGAATTTCTCCAAACATTTCAAGTTTTTTATCTAAGTCGTTTTGAACTGCCCCTACGTCATCTAGGACAATTAAAGGCACGTTGATGTGAAAAGCATAGATCCTCTTGAGTAGATCTCTATATTGTAAACTTTCTAAAGCTTCGTACCCACCAAAATATTCTACAGGCTTATAATGCTGACCCCCTTGAAACTCTATTAAAACACCCAAATCTTCCAAGTAAAAATCATACCTAAGAGGTCCTTTGTGTCTCAATCCCTCAAAACCTTTTTGACAAACGTAATTTATGCCTTTATCAAGTAGGTACTTCTCAACCAGTTTCTCTCCTTTAGAATACCCGGAACATTTCACACAACCGAATCCCCTCTTATGGCTCGAAGCTAGTTGTTGGAAATCCCCGTGTTCTGGGCATGTTACTATAACTATGTCAGACAGTTTTCTGAAACTGGTTTTAGTATACTCGTATTTGTTTTCGTGTATTTCGTTGCATGTATTGATATAATTATCTAAATCCCTACAGCCGTCCAAACAAATTTGACAAACCCCACGAGTCATGTGGTGTTTAACTTTTTGGGAATATATCCCTAAACAAGAATTGCATTTTATCGTCACCAGAGACTCTGGTCCTTCATAATCTAAGTCTGAATATTGAAACTTACTTCCGTATATCTCTTCAAATTTTTCTATGCAAAGATCCGTATCTAAGAAAGCACCCCCACATTTGTTGCACCCGTAACCTTTTAAGTGGCTGTGTGGAGATTGCTTAAATGTCCCATGTTTTTTACATACTATCTCGATATGTTTACCAGATCCAGTGTATTCTGATTTTGAGTAGTCATATAAATCCCCATGAACTTCTTTGGCTTTTTCTGTGAATTCTTGTGTGTTTGAACTCCTAGCGTCATAAGAGCAACCCCAACAACACCGGCCCAAAAGGTGTCCATTCGGTATTTGCCAAAAATCACCATGTTTTGGACATGTAATACATACTTTTTTCTTACTATGAACATATTCCACTTTATCGTAACAATACTTACCTCCGTGTACTTCTGTGGATTTGTTTATAAATTCTTCTTGTTTTCTATCTAAGGTGCATTCAGAACACCCCAAATAAGTGTATAAATTACGGGCTTTGGATACTTTAATTTTACCATGTTTTGGGCAACGATACTCAAAAGGTTTGCAACAACCCAAGTAAACACTGTCTGAGAAATCGAAATCATTAAAATGGTGGTGTATAGTCGCCACCTTTTCTAAAAAACTGTCTTTAGTAAGTTTTCGGTTTTTAGCCATTACTCTTGCTCAAACATCTCTGGGCGGACAAAAATACTAGAATATTCCCCGTAATCTTCGTGGTAGGTAACCCCCACACACGCTCTATTGCTCTGGTAGCCACCAGCACTAGAATATGCATCCTTGCTTGGGAGGCATGGGTGTTGGGTCCAAATTATCCCATAACCCTCGGAAACTTGCAAATTATGAAAGTGACCTGAATGACCGTAGACAAAAGAAGCGTCTCCCCAAGACTTCCTGAACTCATTGTCAGAACTAAATACGACAGCTAAATCCTGTACCTTATGTCTCTTGTGGCCGTGATGAAAACACAACATGTTCTTGCCAAAATTGTAAGAATAGTAAGGTCTGGCTGAATCAATAACCTCAACCCGAGACTCTTTTTCGTACATATGTTTCAAAAACACAGTAAAAGCCATTGCTGTAGAAGGATCATGATTACCCATCGCGGAAAGTAGTGTTACTTGTTTGTGGTTCTTTAGAGCCGTTTCTACTAACCACTTGATCAATTCAATCGATGCATTCAAAAGAGTGGGGTATCGACAACTAGCATCAAGGACATGCCCCGATGCGGGGGTCACTGGCATAAAAGAATCGATGTGCAAAGTATCCCCGAGCAAATTGATGAAACACTTCTCGCTTTTAGGTGATCTATCGATCATATCAGCAAAAGCTTTTTTGACTAAATCGACCGCAATATCTAAAGTGTAGTCACTTTGAGCATTTTCTACACGTTCGGCGTAGCAGCCTAAATGTAGATCGCTTAGTGTATAGAGATTGAGTAATTTATTATCCACCTTTTTTGGCGTCTTGATTGCTTTAACTGGTTTTATTTTAGCGTTAAACGCTTCAACCAGTGCGTCAAAACCTTCTTCAACCTCTTGTTTCTTAGGTTTAGCAAAGGCAGCTTTGTAATTACCATTTGCGTCAACCCTTACAGATGTTACATCAAAACCGCTAGGACATCGATTATCAAGACCTACATCTGGATCAAAACCACCTAAAGCAGCTTTATCCTTGACATTTTTAATATGTTCCTGAATAGTTCTGACTGATAGTCCTAAGGACTTAGCCGCTTTTGCATTAGTTCCTTCTCTATCAACCGCTTTAAGAACCTCTAGTTGTCTATCATTAGCAAAATCTGAATATGTCTTAGCGAGAGATGAGTGCATCTAAACCTCCCCATGCTTTTTGTACTGCGTCATTATAATACAGCGTGAAGCCTTCAATTCGCTCACGCATTCGTCTTGTATCTGTCTGATATACGCGATTATCCACTAAAACAAAAGTATTATTCGATCTAACAAAATCTACGAACAATCGGCGGTTATCGTCTTTACTTAAACCGTTTCGGCCTAAAATGACAAAGGAGTATTCTCTATCAATGTTCTTAGCCACAAAATCAGTGATACTGTCTTTGTGGTAGAAGGATGTTTGTCCTTTTGTCTGAGTAAATCGCTTAGACTCAATCAAAACTTCAATATCCGTGAAGTAATTCTCTAGTTCTTGGAAATAAGAATTATTTCCGATCACCAAGCAATTACTAAAAACATGTTCCTTTGATAGGACTTCTAAACAAGCCGCTACGCTATCTTCAAGTTCCTCTGTGATACCCCCAGAACGTCGTTTTGGGGTTCTTGTTTTACTGTTTAACATTTTTTAAACTCCACAATGGGCCAACCCGGCCCGTAATATATTATTTGCCGCATTAATGTCGGCGTTAGCAGTGTATCCACATTGAATATATTTAAAATCTGCTTGCGTCTTTCGGTTGTCTTCGTGAACATGGTCACACTTGCTACAAGTTTGGCTGGTATAAGCGGGGTTTACTTTAATTAAAGAACCTCCAGACCAATCAAGTTTATATTGCAGCATTTCCACAAATATCCCCCAACCTTGATCAGAAATCCTTCTATTTAGATTCCTGCTTTTTCTTTGCTCTAACATCTTCGAGATTTTTAAATCCTCAACCACTACTAGACTCTTGGCTATCGATATCTTAGTTGATAATTTATGTAGAAAATCTCTACGTATGTTTGCAATTTTAGTGTGAATATTATTCACTAATTTGTTCTGCTTCTTCCAATTATTGGAAAATTTCTTCTTTCGGCTTAATCTCCTTTGATGATATTTTAGTTTTCTTTTTAGATTCTCAAAAGCGTTTATCGGGTCAATCAGATCTCCATCACTGGTCGCGGCGAATACGCTGCACCCTAAGTCTAATCCAACAGAATCATTTGACGGGTGTTTAACAGGCTCAGACTCAATCTCACATTGAAATATAACGTACCATTTACCCGATTTCTCTACAACCATCGTGTTCTTAAGTTTCCCTATAAGTTCCCTAGATTTTCTGAATTTAACCCAGCCAATCTTTGGTATTCTAACTTTTTTTCCTTCTATTTTTATCCTCTGTGGGTCTTTAAACCTGATAGACTCCCCGCGACCCTTGCCCTTAAACTTGGGTTTTCTCATATTTGGGCGTTTTTTGTCAAACATTGCCTTAAACGCATTTGATAGAGAAGAACAAACCCCTTGTAGGTTATGAGAAAACGCCTCTTCTTTCAAAAAAGGATAGTATCGCTTAAGTAAGGGCAGTTTATACATCATTGTAAAAGCTGAATCTACCGACTGCCCCCGCTTCAATCGAGCATTTTGTTGCTGCAATAGTTTATTCCATGTAAACCTACATGAACCTCCCATTCTACGTAGACTCTCTAACTGCGTTTTAGTTGGGTTCAGCCTAAATTTGTACGCAATTCTTCTCATTAATACTCTAAACCTTTTCTTTTTCTTCTCGTTCCTTAGCCAAAACGCTAACAGTAGATTCAACATAATCAATCTTAACTAGCCGATTTCGCCTAAGAGTCTTCATGAAACTCCTAGGAATCTTAAATCGAGTAGTTTGATCTGGTCTAAATCTTCGCAGAATACCAGCCACAATCGCTGCTGTATCTGGAGTTAGATCAATATCATCACCCATAATCGCTGGGATAGATAGTTCGTGATAATAGCGGTCTGTGATGGGGTTAGCCGCTGTCTTAGGCATTTCTAGGGGTTCGGACACTTCTAGCAATAATAAATTATTCACTTAGCAATCTTCTTTCTTTTACTTAAACACAATCTCATTAAATTAAAACATTTTACCCATATAACTTTTTCTTTTCGTCTCCAATGTCTTCTTCCTCAGTTTCTCTTCCTCAGTTTCTCTTCCTCAGTTTCACCCCTCCAACAACTCACATAAGGGGTTGTCGGAGTTTTACTTTTAGTCTTCAAAGCGAAGATCAGTTTTTTATCTGTTACAACTCTCTCTGATTTATTACTTAGACCTCTATGTTTTTTAGTAGATCCGTAAGTTTCTCCCAAATAACTCTAATTGTCAGCCCTATATAAAGTTCCTTTACGCCAATCCTCTTCTACCACAAACGTCTCAAATCCTATGACTGGAACCCCATAAAGATCTTCCCAAAGACCACACATAACCTTTCTCCATCTAGATAAAACTCTGGTGGCTAGGTTTTTTTCATGTAACTCTAGTCTGAAAACAGTGTTGTTGACGATACTAGGAAGAAAAAACTGTTGTTTCTTTATCTTTGTCAGCTTTGGCTTGCAGTCTTCTCTCGACAATGTTTCGGTATACTGGAATGAAGCCCGGCCCAATGTGTTGAGGAAACAAGCCTTGATTGAGAATAATAGCTGGATAGTAACTGGCAACGTCGCGATCGAATAACCGATACCTTTTGTCTGTAAACAGAGTTTGGCTTTTCTCAGTTGAATGCAAACCACCAATGCCCACAGTGTAGGTTGTTCCGCCAACTTTAACTTTCCATTTCGGCTTTCGTTCATCGATCTCGTAACCGTCAATTCCAACTTTACCTGAGTCCATAATGACGAACTCTTGATTGACAATTGTATTGTGAAGCTCTTGCAGTTTAGGAGTGTAGAACTGAACGTAATCAGGATTTTTGTATTTGAATTTGGTGCCTGAAGGCCAGATGTTTCGAGCATCCTGAGCGTTGATTATGATACCGGTCTGGTTCTTCATTTCCGCAGCCATGACGCGCTCGGCAATCTGGGCATCTGAGCGGGATCTGAGATCAACGCCGTAGGTTTGACTCATCTGCTTTCGGAGTTCGAGGTCGGCACTCAGCGAGTTCCTGAGCCATCCTGTAACGTCGAGATCATTTATGTTGTAGAGTCGGATTCCTCTGGCCTGTTCGTAGCTGAGATCGCTGGTGAACTCCACCGGAAGCTCTTGGAGCCGATCGACGTGCATCCGGGCTCCGTAGTGTTTCAAGCTGAGTTCCTGAGCCAGCGCCGGAGCCACCGTTTGAATGTCAATCGAATCGCATCGATTTGAGGATGGTCAAATCCTGTTGTAAGAATGTTGTTCGATACGATAGCTCTGAAGTGGCCTGCTTTGAAAGCAGCAATGTACTTGTCGCGATCTTCAGCTTTCATCTTACTATGAACGCAACAGGCAGGAATGCCCATTTTGTTCATAATCTCAGTTATCTGCATACAGTTTTCAATGCCAGCACCAAAGACAATCCAAGATTTACGATCCATAAGAAGATCGTAAGCCTGAGCCAAAGCACGCGCCGTGATATTCTGTTTTTTGATGGTTGCATTGAGTTGTTCTTTATTGAACTCACCTGCCAAGATTCGAACATCGCTAACGTCAATTACTACGTCAGTCTCTTTCGGCACCAATGGAGATAAGTATCGCTCATCGATAAGGCGATTAAATGCACTAACGCCGGTAATGTCAAAAATAATATCATCGAATATTGCCTTTCTTTCGTTTCCATCTTTGTCAAATGTTGAATCCGTCAACATCCCTTGTCCCATTCGGAACGGAGTCGCAGACATGCCCACAACAGGCATAGCTGGATTTGCTTCGCGCAGTTCAGCAATGACGTTTTGATACATCGTGCCTTCGCTCGGTGAAAGCAAATGGCCTTCATCGATCCAAAGCATGTCGCGACGACCTAGCAATTTAACTGCGTTCTTGACGCTTTGAATTGAACCGTAAACAATCGGAGCGCCTGGCTCTTTGCGACCGAGGCCAGCGGAGTAAACTCCGATAGGAGCAGTCGGCATGACCTTCTGTAATGCTTTTCGGTTCTGCTCGACCAATTCTTTAACATGAGTCAACATTAACATGCGACTTGTAGGATAAGACGCAAACGCACGTTGAATAAACAGCGGCGGGATCAACGACTTTCCCGTACCTGTTGGCAATGCCAGAACAGGATTGCCACAACCGCCATTGTGAAAGTAATTCCAAAGCGTGTCGATACATTCTGTTTGGTATGGTCGAGGATAAATTTGATGCGGTCTGTTCAAGAAAATATCCTTTGTTTAGCAATATCGAAATACTTTTCATCTTGCTCAATACCGATAAAGTTACGGTTTGTATTTCTGCAAGCAACTCCGGTAGTGCCTGAACCCATCGTAAAATCCAAGACCCACTGACCTTCATCAGTATAAGTCTTAATTAAGTATTCCATTAAAGCGACTGGTTTTTGGGTTGGGTGTTTAGATTTTCCCCTACCTTCACTCTCGGCAGTTTTGAAGTATTGAACTGTTCTTGGGTTGCGTCTTCCGCCTGATCGTGACTGGGAAAC